TAAAAGAGGGAGCATTAGATATTTTCAAAACTATAATGGTCGAGACAAACCGTTGGATTGAAAACAATTGGAACGCTTCAGCACTAATCTACACTTTTACCAACGGCTCAAGAATGCAGTTTAAATCATTCGATAGTGACGGTAAAGCAAAAGCAAGTGGTAAGCGTGATATTCTATTCCTTAACGAAGCAAATCACATTCCTTTTATAATTGCTGATGCGTTAATGATTAGAAGTTCAGAAACGTATATCGACTTCAATCCAGATAACGAATTTTGGGTGCATTCTGAAATATTACCGCAACACAACGCAGAATTTCTATTGCTTACTTATTTAGATAACGAGGGTATTTCAAAGGAAACTTTGGAAGATTTAATGATTAAAAAAGAGAAAGCTAAAACTTCTAATTATTGGGCTAATTGGTGGCGTGTTTATGGCGAAGGGCAAATTGGAAACTTACAAGGAGTTGTATTCAGCAACTGGCAAACTATTGACACGATACCAAGCGAAGCACGTTTATTAGGAATCGGATTAGACTTCGGATATACCAACGACCCGACAAGTGCGATTGCAGTTTACAAGTGGAACGACAAGCGAATTGTTAAAGAATTGTTTTACCGTACTGGAATGGTTAACGGTGATATTGCAAATGCACTACCAAAAGACGCTGTTATTTATGCGGATTCAGCAGAGCCGAAATCGATTGAAGAAATAAGACGGCGTGGCGTTCAAATGTATCCAGCAACAAAAGGCAAGGATTCAATAAATTACGGAATTGATTTAATGCAACAGCAGGAATACTTAGTAACTTCGGATAGCACAAATCTAATTAAAGAACTTCGGGGGTATTGTTGGGATGTTGATAGAACGGGAAAAACAACTAATAAACCGCAAGGTGGAAACGACCACGCTATTGACGCATTACGTTACCACGAAATGGAATCCATAAGTACCAATAAAGGCGTTTACAACATTTATTAGACTTTGTAGTTTATAAGGTATGAGACTTGAAATAAACATACCGACATCGATTGCAGAAATACCACTTAGTGCATACCAAAAATTCGTTAACGTTTCTCAAAATAGTGACGATGAAGATTTTTTAATGGAGCAAATGGTGCAATGTTTCACTGGATTAGAATTAAAGTCAATTGCTAAAATGCGAATGACTGATTTAACAGAACTAATAATTTCACTTACAAAAACATTAGAAGCTGAGGGAACGTTTCAACAACGTTTTAAAATTAAAGATTTGGAGTTTGGTTTCATTCCAAATTTAGAAGATATTAGTTTTGGCGAGTACGTGGATTTAGAGAAATACTTGCAAGACGTTTCGACTTTTCACAAAGCAATGGCGGTTATGTACCGACCTATTAAAGAAACTTTTAAAGATAGGTATTCAATTCACGATTATAACGGAAGCGATGAATACAGCGATTTAATGAAGTTTGCACCGTTACAAATCGTTAAGGGTGCGAATGTTTTTTTTTGGACTTTAGAAAAAGACTTATTGAAAGCTACCCTGACATTTTTGGAGACGGAGATGAATCAGGAAATCAAAACTCACTTAGTGAAAGAACTCAATTTGGAAAACAATGGGGGTGGTATGGAAGCCTACACGTCCTCGCTCAAGGCGACGTTACAAGATTCGATGACATCACCAAGTTGGGACTCCGCAAATGCCTCACTTTTCTTACGTTTACAAAGCAAAGCGATGAGCTACAGCAACGAGAATTTAAACGCTTAACGAAATGAGTCAAGACCCACGAGCGGAAGCACTTCAAAAGTTTGTTGACGGTGTTGTAAAGCAAGCAAGAACGAATTTAACTAAGCGTAAAAAGAACGCTTCTAAGAAACTTTATAATTCGATTAAAGGCGAAAGTAAGGTTTATCCAAATTCTATCCGTATAGGTTTTCAAATGGAAGATTACGGGTTCTTTCAAGACCAAGGGGTAAACGGAAAAAAGAAAAACCAAGGTAGTAGGTTTTCGTTTCGTGATAAAATGCCACCACCGTCAAGTTTGGATAAGTGGATAGTTAGAAGAGGGATTGCACCACGTGATGCAAAGGGCAAATTGTTACCGAGAAAAACGCTTCAGTTTATTATCGCACGATCGATTTATAACAAAGGTATTAAACCCTCAAAATTTTTTAGCGATGCAATCGAAACCAAACTTAAGAAATTACCAACTGAATTAATAAACCCTTATGTATTAACCGTCAGTAATATTATTGACATAGCAATAAAAGAAAATGTACGCAAGAACGCCGTTTTTAGTTCAAGTAAATGAGGCAGGGCAAACTGGTTCAAAGGTAGAATTGTTTATTAGCTTAACATCTACTTTTCCAGCAACGCCAACTTATACACTTGAAAAGAATAATCCAAGTAGCACAAACAACGTTACACGATACAACGTAACGCCGTTTGTTCGTGAATTTATTAGTAATACTTATCAAAATATTAGAACGTTACCGAGTACTGCTACTTTAACACCAAGTGGAGCGAGTGCATACATTCAGATAAAAAGGTATAAGAACGTTTCAGGAACTTACACGCTACTTAATACAAGGACTTATCGTTCGTTTGATGGATATAGAGCTTATACAGAGGGCGACACACTTGTAACGCTACCATTTGCGCCGTGGAACAATGAAGCAATAACTTTTAATGCTTCTTTTCCTTTGTTTCAGTACCCAACTGGAATGACATTTTACTATCCACAAACAAGTTCGGCAAGTGTACCAAGTGGACTTTTATCCCCTGGTTATTTTACTGTTTTTATTGGGATTTCGTCTTATGTAAAATATGTTTCGTTAGCGAATCCAAGTAACTTTGAAACAACAAATATAGATGCAGTAAATCAAAGATATTGCGATATTCCTTACATTTGGCAAAGTGCAACAACCCCGTCAAGCAATTACTATGCAGGTGGAAATAGAGTTGAATTTTACAGCCCTACAAACGTTTTACTTTATTCGTTCACTTTCAAGCCGTTAGCAGAATGTAGATACACGCCCGTTCCTATTGATTTTATAAACAAGTTAGGAGGGTGGCAACGTGTTTTTTTCTTCAAAGCGTCAACAGATAAAATCACAACAACAAGCGAAGACTACAATTTTCTTACAACCGTTCCAACAAGTGACCAATGGGTTGTTTCAGACGGTCAAACAAGGCAAATGAATCGTAATGCACGCAGGAAAATAACGGTTAATTCAGGAAGCGTAGACGAGAACTTTAAGTTTATCATTGAACAATTAATGTTATCGGAAAGAATAATGGTTAATAATTTACCTGTAAAAATATTAACCAATGATGCCGACTTATTTAAAATAGTAAACAAGAAAGACTTGAACTATACACTTGATTTTGAATTTGCTTATGACGAAGTTGCAACTGTTTATTGAGGGGGTTGAAGTTGATTTATTCAAAGACGAAATTGTTACGGTTAATTCATCAGTAGCAAACGTTCAAGATATTAGCAAGGTATTTAGCGACTTTTCACAATCGTTTTTAGTTCCTGCATCACCACGAAACAACGCTATTTTTCAACATTGGTACGAAAGCGATGTTGTGCCTACTATCGACCAAAATTTAAGACGTGATGCGTTTATTGAAATCGAAACGATGCCGTTTAGAGTTGGTAAAATACAACTGAATGAGGCGGTTATTAAAGACGGTCAGGTAGTAAGTTATTCGCTTAATTTCTTCGGTGCGTTAACTTCGCTAAAAGATAGGTTTGGGGAATTGACGTTAAAGGATTTGGATTATTCTACAATTGCACACACTTACAGCGGTACGGAAGTTTACAATAGAGTAACGGACGGAACAACGGCTTATGATGTACGCTATCCATTGATTGCACCGAGAAGGGTTTGGACTTTTGGCGATGCAAGTGCAAACGATATTACAACAAACGCAGGAAGTGTAAAATGGTTTGAGTTATTTCCTGCTATCAGAGTAGCTAAGATTTTCGACATTATCGAAGCGCAGTTCGGAATAACTTTTAATAGCACGTTTTTCAGTTCAACACGATGGACTGATTTATACATACGTTATCAAAATGTAGAGGAGTTTGTATTTTTGACTAATTATGAATTAATAGATTACAACAGCACAACGCCAAGTAATACGTTTTTTAGTACGATTGATAATACATTAACTTACTCTTATGTTCCAATTGTAGGCTTAACATTTCACGAAACGACATTAAGTTTCTCAAGTGTTTCAGATGGAACGGCAACAATTTATTGTGAGGCTTATGTTAACGGCGTTTTGTATGCTACTTATGAAAGTTACGGTGG